TCTGAATAGGTAACGGACAACGGGTTGTTATAATGTTTAATAGCAAAGAATAACCAATTTTCATGGTTCAATTCAACAATATTCATATCATATTATGAAGTTGTTACAACAGCGTTGTCAGAGATTAGTTCTTTACCACCATTGGTTGAGTTAAGTTTAACTCTATATGTTCCAGCATCAGTAGCTGCATAAGTAGCAACTGTGTATGCTGCTGAAGTTGCACCAGAAATATTGCTATAACGGTTACCAGACTTCTTCTGCCACTGGTATGTAAGAACAGAGTTATTGCCAGGTGGTGTTGCAGTTCCAACAACAGTAAGTTGTAACTGAGCACCTACAGCAACCGCAGTATTTTGTGGTTGTGTCTGAATAGCAATGACTACATTAGCATCTGCTGCTGTTGCATCATCTGCCTGTGTTTCATTAGCATTTGTATCACCACCAGCAATGAAAACTAATTGCTCTGCCTTATGGCGAGTAGCTCCACTACTGTCTGTATAGGTGAAATAAGACCACCAACCAGGTGCGTTTAAACCACGCTCCTTGTTTGCTTCTAATGCTGCTTCAGTTTCGTCAATATAGATTGTTGTCTTTGATTGACTTGTTGCTGCAATGCCCACACCAGCTTTGGTTTTGTTTGCATTGCTGTCAGTTCTTCCGTAAAGGGACATTAACGTATGCTCCGATTGTTTCTAAGTTTTATTTATAAAAGGACTATCCCTTTGCTGCAATAGCGGCTTTGACAGTCTCAAGTAACTTGTCATCCATGTCAGTTTTAGTCAGTTTGACTGCCTTACCTAGGATAACTAAGCAAATATCTATTAATTTTTCTCCAAGTTCCTCGTTGTCAGGAATCTTATTTACTGCGTCAGTAATTACTTTTGTCGCAAGTGGTAATAAAAAAGATAGCATGGTATTATTCCATAATGTGTGTGTATCTATTTATTACTTTTCCCACTCCCCCAAAATTTCACCCATAATCTTCATAAATTCCTTGAATGACATGAGTTTTCCTACTCTATGATATCTCCTCGCTTTCATTACACCCGACTCAAATGATTCTTTAGTCAAAAACCCATCATCCCTTACCTTCATACCTTTAGGAATGGGTTTACACTTCTGACTATCGTTACAATAATACTCTCCTTTACCACAAGTCTCTTCTTTTGCTACCTTTTTCTCTGGTAGTCCTTTATGTTTAGTAGATGCAAACTTTTTTGCATCCTTCATCTTTATGCTGGAAGCAACTCTGGCAACCTCAGGTGAGGTAGTTTTTTTCTCACCCTCTTTTTGAGCTTTTCTAACCATCCCGAAGAATCTTTGTTGGGACTTTGAGACTGACTTTTCATTTAGCACCTCCTCATTCGTAGCACGAGTAGTCATACCTTTACCATCGCCATCATTAACAATGGGCATGACTTCTACGTTGCCAACCTTCTTGTTCTTTAGTTTTTCTTTTCTTTTCTTAGAATCAGTTTTGAATTGATTATAGGATTTCATTTTTTCTTAGACATAGCAATGATCTTGCCGACCTTCTTGCGTCTTGCAAGTAGGTACTTATCTGACTTATCCTTATCACCATCGTTATCAATGTCTCCGTCCTCTTTTCCAACTGGATCTAACTTTTTCTCTGCTAGTTCTACTTCTTCCTTAGCAGTTTTTGCTGCTTTTTTGAATGCATCTTTAGCAGGGTATCCTTTATCGCCAGGTTTTGCAGGAGATTCTCCTCTCTTTCTCTTGGCGTGAATGTTATCGTATAGACCTCTCTTGCCTTCTGTTATATCATCTTCATGTGGTATTGTGTTACCATCTTTGTCTTTCTGATGATGAAACTCATCTTCCTTAACGCAATTAGGAACTGACTTTCCTCCTTTCATCTTAGTTCCTTTTGCCTTATATCCTTTCCAGCATGTAGAAGCACCAACATTAGCACGTGCTTGCTTCATACTACCTTCAGTGGTAAAATATCTTCTCTTTTCTATAACGTAGAGTTCGCCTTCTATCTCAACCTCTTCACGTTCTAGTACCTCATACTCCTCATTTGCTGGAGCAGATTCTTGTCCTACATATGCACCTTTCTTTGTAGGTCCTTTCTTTCTCTTCGTGACATCCTCTATTTCTGCACCGTTAGACTGAGGATCCATGCCATCAAATGGTGCTTCAGATAGATGAAAATCTGGTACGTTAGTGTTCTGGAAGCAATCGCCACCCATCCACTTATTATATTGTTCCATCAAACCTGATGAGAAATCATCATTGTTTTTGACGGTGTTAACTGTATCTTGCTTCTTCATTTACTTACAAGGAGGTTCTTCTCGTATTATTTATAGCTCTAACATTTTTAATCCACTCACGAAACATTTTTCCTTCTTCAGATATAACAATTGCATAGTTACCACCCACTCTATGGATAGTTCCTTTGACTCCTGTTCTTGAAGACATGACACTATCGCCCTCGCTTAGACCTTGATCGTGTCTTTGCTGTTGTCTTAGTGCTTTTTCTCGTAAGTTCTTAAAATTTATCATTTATAGTTTGCGGGTAAGTTCGCTGCTACTTCCATCATTAAAGTTTGACAATCAGCATCTCCTAGAGCACTTGGTATACCAGATTTGAACGTTTTATAATCACCAGCAAATGCTGCTCGTCTCATTTTTGTTCCTGATATTTTAAATGTATCACCATCTGCATCCCTTGAACCAGAAGATATGATGTCTAATGTACGAAAAGAGAAATCTTTATCGTTACCATTATATTTATGGATCCACTGCATCGCTTGTACTCTATCGGATCCTACTAACATTACACACTCATCAAATCCTGCCATCATTATGTCTTGCAAGACTGCTACTGGATCTCTAGGTCCGCTATAGATATGTCCTTTATGTGTAGGAAACATCTTGTTCATATAATATAGTTTTCTATCTGGTAAAAGAGGGTTATTTCCTTTAGTATCTACAGATTGTGAGATATAAATTCTATACTCATGTGACCCTGCAATACGTTTTACTGCATCAAAGTTCTCCTTATGACCTGTAGTAGGAGGTTGAAACCTACCAAAGGTAAAATAACATTTGTTGCACTTTAACGCCATTTTTTTGCTAGTGTAAAGTTAATGTATGAGAATTCTAGACGATTGACAAGTTTTACCATGTCACCATCTTTATGTAGAACATAACCCTCAGGTCCTGTGACCTTATATCCATTGTCTGTAAGTGCAAATGTTCTAAAAGTCTCTAATTTATCTAACTTATCAATTATAAACTGCTTGCTCTCTTGTATTTTTTTATATAAAGTTATCATTGCCTTGAACTTATCTTCATTTTCTCTAAGATAGTTTTGACTATGATGTATTAACTTAGATTTTTGTGCTTTTGTTGCTGGTGTCTTTATTTTATCTACTAATGCTTTTGTTTTATCATAGTAAAAATTATACAGACTAGCAAAAGTTTTACTGACATCACCAATGGCACGTGCTGCTTTTATTTCAGAGTTAAAAAACTGTTTTACATAGGAAGCAACGTGATATTTTTCGTCTCCTTTTGTACCTGAGAATAAAACTAACTGATCTAAAAAATCTCCACACTCTTTACAATTTTTTTCTATAGCAGAAATCATCTTATCAAAATTTATTTCCTCTTGATGATTCAATCCTACCTTATGCATGGGTGTATCATTATTAATGATAGCAACTTCTTTAATTTCTTTTAGAGTTTCGCCAACACCAGCTTTTGCTTGCATTACTGGTACATCATCACCTGTATAGTGTGTATGAAATACTATAATTACCTCAGCATTTTTAATTTTTTTACCTATTGGATGGTCAACTGGTATACCATATGTAAGTGCCTGATTACCAAATGTGTAGAGTTTCTCTCCATTAACAGTTTCTGTTTTTACATCAGATTTATCTGCTAAAAAGTCCCCTTGTATCACACCAGTGATACCTAACTGAGAAAAATATTTAAAACATAATTTTAATTTTTTTGCAAGATCAGGTTGATGACCATAGTACATATCAATACCATTTTCACTGGCAGCAATCTTTGGTTCTTCTTTATTAAAAACTGATTTAGTTCCTATAAAAAAATTATCCGTTAAAGGATCAATACCACAAACAACTGATGGCACGCCATCCCATTTAGTCTGCATAAATCCTGTGCTATTATCACACCCAAGCATTTTTCTTATTTCTTGTAGGAAACTAACCGCAGCCATACATCCCTCAACTCCATAGTTGAGCATCTCATCTTCTAAATGTTCTAAATGTTTTAACTGTGTTACGTTTGCCATCAATACACCTTCACAAATACTGATGAGAAATCTAATTGAGAACTAGCAAACAAATATAATGCCTGTACAATTTGATCTGCCTTGGTTGGATTATCTCTCAATGCTTTTAGTAACCTGAGACCATTTAATTTACTGTATCTCCATTCTTGTGGTTTTCTTGCAACAATTATTTCATACTGTGCAAGGTCACGTTCCTGTGCCAATCCTCTAATAATATTTTTTGCATCAAATTCTACCAACAATTCACAAATTTCTCTAGTTATACCTATTCTAGCATTTTTATTGGTAAGACTGCAACTATTGTAAAAATTTGTATTATCCCAAGGCATAGCATTAGGAGCATATTCATTCACAATACTAGCAACATTACCTCCACCACAACGACCATGTGCTGCTGTTGCTCCTTTTAATTCTATTTGCCATGATGCTTTCTGACCTCCAAAATTTCTTAACTGAAACTTATCAAATTCACCACTACCATAGTACAAATAAACATCAATAGATTGTTTTCCTTTGTTCTCAAAATATAAATCATATCCACCTGTGCTATTTCTATCAACCCATTTATAACTAGAAACTTTTGCTCTTCTCTCTGCAGGAGGTTCTTGATTCATCACCTCAAATCTAGCACTAGCAGTCTCTATTGCTTCTGTTATGCCTTCAGATTTTTTAAGTGACACTCCTACAAGTTCTTTACTTATAAATTTTTCATCAAGAAATTTATTAATCTCTGCTGCAGTGTTTAAATTGTTTAGAGGTGACATATCAAGTCCTCTCTTAGCAATCCATATATCAGAAGGATTCCATTTATCTTCATCTGTAAATTTAGATTCGTTTAATGCTACTAAATTTGTATTGACCCTTTTATATGCATTTTTTATCTCAATATTATCAAATCCACTACCACGATAGAACCTAGCATCTTGCACTCTGCATTGTGGTTGACTATAAAGTTTATTTGCTGCTAGGCAATGTGATTTATGCCACACAGTATCTGCCCACAAATTTTCAAATGGAACATCTACAAAACAATAATCATTATATGCTTGTCTTAGAACCTCTTCTGATAATGGTTGCCTAAAATCTAAATCTTGAGTAACAAGATGATATCTTACTGCACAATATACAGCAAACATAGACTCGTTTATAGCAGTTGATGCTGATCCAGCCCCACTACCACCACCTTGTATAGGTTTTACTTGTACACGAAATTTTTTATTATCTACTATAGGAATGTCTATGACATTTCCATTTACCTCTACATCATAAGTCTCTCTACTTCCTGTAATATTTTTACTGGTTATAGCAGTTACTAAAGTATTTGTTATTCTACCTCTTTGTTGTTGAGGTACATCTATTCTAAGATTAAGAACAATTTGTTTAGTTGGATCTAATTGTCTTACTTCTATAATATCTCTTGTATTATACCCCTCTTCACGTAGACACGTTGTTATATCTCTTGCACGTGCTGCAAAATCTGTTCCTAAATTAGTAAATGAGTTTTGCGTTCTTGCCATTTACCTATTTATTTTAGCGATCTCCTGCTTTCCTATTCTCAGAAAAGTAAACATCAAACGATCCCTCAGGATAACGCTTCTCTAATTTTTTAACATTGGTAGCAATTACTTCATCAAATGATACTTCGAGTGCCATACATGCTTGTGCTACGTACCACATGATGTCACCAAGTTCAATGATCAAATGTTCTCTGTTGTCTTCGTTCCATGGTTTACCTTGAAATACCATCTTCTTAATGATCTCAAGGAACTCTCCACCTTCAGCATTAATCCCAACACCAGCAGTGGTAAGACGTTCAATATTGGCACCTTCTCTGTCAAGTTGACCCAAGCGATCAACAAGAGATTTAAAATCCTTACTAGGAGTGCTTGTGACAGCATCCACGAAATGAGTGTACCTATCAAAGTCCACATGCTTTATACGTTCCATTCTGCAAATTTAGATAATCGGTTTTGTGTTTGTGAGAATTGTTGTAAGGTTTCTCCCACCTCTTCATCTTCTATAGTGATAGCAGATGAATCATCTGCTACATCATACAACCTCATTTTCGCTCTGTCAATTCCCAGAATGAATTTTCGTGAGGAAGTCGGGTCATTGTATCTGTTCTTAAGTTGTTTGACCAAGATGCGACCCTGTTGTTCAAGTTCCTCAGTAGATATAAGGGCAAACATAAAATCAGCAGTGGCAGGGAGACCAAAAGACTCAGAAGTGTCAGTGAGATCGGGATCAGAGTTACCATAACCGCTACGAGTAGTTTGAGTAGCAGAGATAATAGGTAAATTACTTTCCACAGCAAGACCCCGAAGCTCTTCAGCAATCGCTTTAACATAAGTATACGAGTTAACAACAGCACCTTTATATCTAACAGAAGCACAAATGTTTAGATAATCAACAAAGATAAGATCAGGTGTAAAATCTTTCTTCAATTTAAGATCACTTAGGAGTGCCTTAAAATGTCCTGCATGTGCAGATGCAGTAGGGTACTCTTTAATGATCAGTTTACCTTGTGTCTTTCTAGAGATCTCATTTACTTTTGAATTAAATAAAACCTCAGGAAGTTCCATGATATCCTTAACGTTTACGTTTAGAAGATTTGCGTCAATTCGTTCAGCAATCTTCTCCTCTGCCATTTCACATGTAATGTAGAGAACGTTGTAGCCCTGAGTGAGGGCGGAACCAGCCATGTGGCACATGAATAAAGACTTCCCGACACCCGTACCAGCAAGAGCGATGTTGAGAGTCTTGTTAGGGAGACCACCTTTCGTGATAAAGTTAAACTTTTCCAAATCAAAGGGTATTTTCTCTTCTTTCCTGTGGTAGAATTCGTATCTATCTGATGATTGTTCAATGTAATCATGTCCTATATGTTCGTCAAAGGAGACAGCAAGTGCATCTTGTAAAATGCTAGGTATAGCACCTTTTGTGAACTTTTTATCTCCGCCATCAGCAATCTTAATAGACTGCATGAGTGCTAAGTATATAGCACGATCTTGACACCACTTCTCTGTGGAATCTAACAACCAGTCATAATCCACCCAGTCATCAGATAGAGAATTTATTCCCTGTACTGAATCTTTGAATGTCTCTTCTGTAAGGTCTCCTCTATTCTGGAGATTAATTGTGAGGACTTCCTTAGTAGGTACTTTATCGTACTTCGCAGCGAAGTCAGCAATCTCTTCAAATACGATTTTTTCATGGTACTCTTGGAAATAGTCTGCTTTTATAAATGGCACTACCTTACGATAGTATTGCTCATTGTATATTAGATTGCGAAGTATTGTTTCTTCTATTCTTTCTGTCATTCTAGTTTTAACCTCGCAAATGATTTCTCACTTAGTCTCTTTTGTATTAGTCTACCATAATCTTCATGTAGTTCGCAACCAATATAATGTCTATTTAATGATTTGGAAACAACTGCTGTTGTTCCTGATCCCATGAATGGATCTAGAACTATGTCTCCCTCCTCACTCCCTGCCTTGATACAAGGTTCAATTAGATCAGGTGGATACACAGCAAAATGTGCTCCCTTATATGGTTTGTTTGTTACAGTCCAAACATCTCGCTTATTTTTCCTGTCATAAGACTTGGATAACCCACTATGAGGAACCAACCCAGTGCCAGGATTATGGTACTTACCTTTAGTCCTGTCTCTAGTACCCCAGTCTTGCTTGACGGGTTCTTTAATTGCTTCATTGTTATAATAGTATTTACGATTTTTAGAAAGTAGAAAAATATATTCGTGTGATTTAGTACATCTGTCTTTGACAGACTCAGGCATAGGATTAGGTTTATGCCAGATAATATCCTGACGTAGATACCATCCATCTGCACGCAATGCAAATGCTAACATCCATGGTATACCTATCAGATCTTTCTCTTTAAGACCTTCTAGTTTGTTACCTCTCTTAGCACACTTGTCAGGTAGATCTTGTTTTGTTTTACTTACAGTTTGTTTTGGTAATGCTTGTCCTTTACCAGGTCTATAGTTGTAATAACTATCACCTATATTTACCCATAGTGTGCCATCATCAGTTAAGACATCACGAACTGATCTGAAGACTTCTACTAAATTTTGTATGTATTCTTCTGGTGTTTGTTCCTGTCCTATCTGCGACTCCTCTCCACCATAATCACGTAACCCATAATATGGAGGTGACGTGACACAAGTTCTTGCTTTGCCATCAAACTCTTTTAAAGTCTCACGACAATCGCCAAATAAAATTGTATCAAGCACCATAACTAAATTCCTTCTTTGCTGCCTCCTCCAGTTTTTGCATTACTTCTTCAGTGAAATATTTCTCTGGATCCTTAAGTATTGCAGAAGGATATACAGTGCTATTACCGACAATGACCCTATTTCCCTTACGCTCAAAAACCCCATATTGTTCACCCAGTTCCAATAGTCCGTAATACTTGTCCAGTCCACGGTCATCAAAATACAATCTAGTTTCAATTTTACTTCCCTCCTTTGTTAGACGTGATTTTTTTGCTTCGCATTTTATTATGTTACCAACAAGTGTTGTACCATCTTTTTCTTTTTTCTTACCAAGATATATGATAGTTGATGCTGCATACTTAAGACCTGTACCACCACCCATTTCTTTAGTGGGTATATAAGATCCAATTACATCGTACGTATGATTAGTCACAATCATAGGTATCTTTGCTTGACCTAATTTTAGAGTCAATACACGAAATGCACCTTTGATTAATTGTGATTTAGTCATGTCTCTAACTTGTTTATCGTTAGAGATATCTTCCATTTCTTTTGTTGTAGATAACATACCAAGAGAGTCAAGAACAAACATCATTGGTTCTCTCTTTGGTTCTTTCATATACTTGTCTACGATACGACAAGCTTGTGTTCTAAATTCTTCAATAGTAGATACTGGAAACAATACCATACGTTGAGAATCAATACCACGAGACTCAATCATCTCCTTAGAGATAGCAGATTCTGTCTCAAAATATATGACTCCTCCTGTAGGATTTGCTTCTAAAAAATTACGAACAACACTCAAGGCAAAAAATGTTTTACCTGTGCTGCTTTCCCCTGCAAGTGCAGTAACTTTATTAGAAGGTATACCTCCATATAAAGAACCACTTACAAGAGCATTAAAAATATATGAACCAGTGTCAACATAGTTGTCTACGTCACCCGCAGCAACTCCATCACTTACTATACTAGCAAACTCATTGCCACTGTCTTTAATTACTGTATCTAAGAATCCCATTGTGTTGCTTCATCCTCATAAAAATTTACATAATCATATTTGTTGCTCATAAGTTTTGCAAACGAACGAGCAGTTTCATAGTCCTCAAAACATTTAATGCTATCGGTATCAATCTGACCAACAACGTGGTTAGTCCAAGTGACAACGTAGACTTTTCTAGTCATTCAAAGAAACTCCCAATAGTAATAACTTTTTCGTGTGTCCACCCAATACATTGTAGCACATTTTTCAAAGGTTCCAAGAAACTCTTCTCAAATTGTGTTTGATAATCAACATATTTCTCTATACCAAATTCCTTTGGCAGTTCACCAAAGAAACTGATACAGTTTTCGTGTAGAGGGTTAGGTGTTTTCAAGTACATAAACTTGATCTTCTCACCCTCCTGTATAAATGGATGCTTATGTTCTACTTTATATTTTTTGACGTACCAGTTGTATAGGAGTGCCCCTCTGACATGGATTGGGGTTCCTTTTGAGTAAATTGTTGTTGGATGTCTGTATTTGCTAAGGTTGTTGACTCCACGGGGGAAGGCGACTTCATCGTAGGGTCGCTCTTTTGTTTCACTGCGGACTCCATTGATGAAATTGATAAGCTCATCATTGTCTTTGCCGATAATAATCTGAAACGCTGCATATAATTTATCCCGAAAGTATGCTGGTGTTGATGACCTAGCAGTTTCCAATCCCATGATTTTCATCTTGGGTTCTTTATACCTGACTCCTTCTGAGTCCCATACGTTTAATATATATCTCTTCTTTGCTGTCCATATTCCTCTGTCTGCAATATTCTCTCTCTTCATACTCATTTTTTGTTCGTACGCCGAAACGTACGTCGCCAACTCCTGATAACTCTTCTCGATAAATGGTTCCAATTTTTCTTGACATATCTTGTCAAGTAAGGAAACAACTGCTGCTTTGTCGCTAGACTTAGAAGCAAGAAATTTATTAACAAGAGGTCCAAGATTAAGATATATTGAGTCGGTGTCAGATGCGATGACATAATCCTCCTTCTCTGTCTTGAGCAGTTTATTTAGGTAGTCATTCATCTTATTTTCTATCCAACGGATAGAAACTTGACCTGATAATGTGATTGCTTCTGCATTTGCAGTCTTATAATATCTGAAGTGTTCGTTACCAATAGCACCATAGGCAGAGTTAAGAGATATCTTTTTTGCCATCTGTATATTGTTACAGCGAGCGATCTCTTTTGTTAGTTCAACAGTAGGAGTTTTTTCATACTGTTGCTTTGCCTTGATCATTTTCTTCTTGAAGATAACACGACTATCGTACATCTTCTGCATCATCTCTGGCAAGAAACCATGTTCATCTTTACGATATTGTGCACCATTAGCACATGTGGCAAACTCTTTGTCAATCTTTACCTTTTGATTTAGAATTCCTTCAACGCTCGCACTAGGATGTCTAGTTTCTTCAAGTGTCTCTGGAGAGATATTGTACTGCATGATAAGATGAGGATACAGCGAGTTAAGATCGAAAGACACAACCCAATCATAAAATCCTGGTATTGGTTCTTTCACATATGCTCCTGCATACTTCTCAGTCTTTGTTGCTTCCTTTTTAGGAGGTATCGCAATCTTACGTTTGTTTAGTTCGTTGTAGATGTAGTTGTCCCACATACGAACCTGACTGAATACATCTTCGTAGTTTACCTTAGCATCATATGCCATGGTATATGCGAGTTCAATCAGTTTCATCTTATCATCTAGTTTGTCAACCA